ATACCCAATGTTTGCTTACTTCATCATTTGGAAACTTAATGTTCTTATATATGTTTGGGAAGACGAGCCAGTCACCATCTTTCAAGTCCTTTGACTGCACGTATTTCCAATCAAAATCCCAATAGCGCTTTCCTCCGTGCTTCTTAGTCAGCTTTGTGTTCGACGATGCCCATATCTTGTGATTCCAAGTGAATCTCGTGCTATCTAAGGCAGAGTATGGCAGAATCTCTACAACTTCCTCATCCTCCACATCCCTAACCATCCTAGTCTTAATCCTAGTGTACTCACCTTCCTTCGTGACCAAGAGGTCGTTGTCAAGCACGTCCTCCACATTGACAAGGCCACGCTGTGTCAAGACTTTCTCCCCTTGAGGAAGACAAGCTAATATGTATCTATGCCCGTCAATGGGTTTTTTCCAGAACCAAGTCTCCTCGACAAGTGGGTCAGCAAAATCGTCAAGCGGCTCCCTTACGTTCAGCTTTTCTTGCATTTCAATGTATCTTGCGGCAACGACGTTGTCGTTAGAACCCATGAATGACACGTCAAGCTCTTGGGCAATCTTCATTTCGTCGTTATTGAAGGACTTGCACATTTCGGTATACCAGTCACTATCTGGTTTCCATCCCTCATGTTCAAGTCTTGCCCATCTTTCCTCGTCATACTTAACTCCGCCCTCGTTGTCCACTATTGGGTCGATGTCATATTCCCATTCGTTCGTCTCATCGTTTTTCTTCTTCCACACAAGGTGTTTGTTGAACCTTGGGTCTTGATACCACCTGAATTGTACTGCCGTGAAGTTGTTCTCATGTGCTAGTGCTTGTCTATATATGTTATAGTACAAGGCATCCATGCCGTTTGGCGTACTAACGATTACGGTTCTTGAGTTTGGGTTTGATGCCATTGTTGCAGCCGCTGTGGTATATACGCTGATTCCGTCCTCGATGAATGCTGCCTCGTCCAATATCAATGTACCTACGGCTGATATACCACGAGCAGCATTCGGACCTGAGGCACGTGCAATGATTCTGCATCCGTTGAACAGCTTCAGCTCACTCTTTGCGTCCTTTACAAATATGGTCTTGGTGTTCTTCTCCGAATTTGGGTCAAGCGAGAAGAACTCGCTGCCCCAATACCATCTAGGGACTTGTTCTAGGAAATCACGAACCTTGATTATGATTTCATTGGCTTGGTCTAGTTTGTTCGCAATACATAGGATAATCTCTGGGGCATCCTTCGAGGCAAATGCACATTGAGCAGCAGCCCATGCGCTCGACAACGTGGTAATACCGCACTGCCTAGGCTTTACTGCAATGACATTGTTGTTCTCCGCTAGTGCCTTTAAGAAGGCCCTCTGCCTAGGAAAACAATGGAATTGTGTCTTCTTTCCCTTCATTGCGTTGAATGTTGAAAAGTACTTCTCTATGAATGTAATTCTGCTTTTATCAGCATAGCATAATGCATAGTCCTTCTGCATTTCTTTTAAGTCATAAATCATAACGTAAGCTTTAATTAAAAAATAACAATTATTTTACTTTTTCAAACAAAAAGAGCAGTCTAAATGACCGCTCTTTCGTATTTAATAGGGTGAATTTTCGTAATGTTTAACAGAGGCTGGCTCAATTCCCAATTCCCTACATAACCTATCATATACCCCATACATGGTGTAGAAAGAGGATGTGCCTTGTGTGTCTTGGTACGTTTCTTGCTTTGAGTTGCCGTTTGAATCGGCCACCACAACCTTGTGCATTCCATTACCTAGATTCTTATAATACAAGGTATGACTAATCAGATTGATGCTGTTGCCTTGATATTCCGTAAAATCATCAGGAATGCCTCTCTCTCCCTCGTTAAACTCGTCAAGCAGCTTTCCATCCTCTGCCTTGTATAGGAAGGTGTTGTTTCCGTATGTCACCTCGACATATCCCCTACCGTCAATCTCACTAGCTGAATCAGCCCATTCGTCTAACAATGGTTTTATCTCGATGTCGTTGTTTTTTCCGCTTATGAAGTTAACCTTTCCGTTCTTCTCGATTCTAGAAACCTCACCATGCGAGAAATCAAGCTTCTTGTCGGAGATATATTCACCTGTTTTTGCATCAACATAATTCAAAAATACTTCTCCGTTAATCGTATCATATACAATCAAATACTTGCTATTAATCGCATACATGCCTTGATACCAAGTATTAAGCATTGGTTCTCCGTTTGCATTCAAGACGTTGAATTTAATTGGAGAAACATCTTTTCCGACGATAAACACACTGTCCATACCTTTTGCCAAAGTTATGCTAGCATAGTTTTGCTTCGAGACGAAGGTGCGAGTTGACACATCATATATATTTTTTCCAATATCGTTTCCGAAATTCACCAATATATATCTCTCATTCAATGGCTCTGCTCCACGGTACCATTCATCAAACAGCATTTCGCAGTCCTTTGTTATTATATTGTACGTGTTTTCTTGACTGCCGACTATTATAAACTCGTCCTCCCTATCCACTTCACAGATATAAGGTATGTCCGTAAATGCCATCTTATTCGCATTGATGTCATAAATGTCGCAATCTTCCCTTCTCACACCTTTGACCAAGCACATTGCATTTCCCATAGGCGATAGAATTCTATCGTAGAATCTATCAAAGAGGTATTCATACCTATCACCTCTCTTTACCAACACATTTGATACTGGGGTGTTTCCATTGCTGAAGGTTATACGGTACATTTTATTCGGAATGAACGTAGATAGGCGATATTTCTTGTTAGGGTCATCAAATGGTTCATGACCATCAATGTCGCTTACTGACGTGTTGTTGGGCCAGTTATTACGGTAGTCGCTGACGTTTTCTAATGTCTTCTCCATAACGTCGTACACGTATTCCAAATTGCCCTTGAAGAAGAACACTCTCTCAATGCCATTTTGGCCACTCCTTAAGGAGCACGAGTCAAACCATTCGTCCGTAGCGAACTTTCTAGTCTCCAAGTCAAATATGTTGCACTTGCCGCCATCTTTATACATCAGCATCTGCTTGTTCTCAAGTGCCTTAATATCTTCGCACAAGTCATCAATTGGAAATAGAGGATTCGTCCCGTTGTCGAATATGATATTCTCCTTTCCGTCCAAGAATGCTCGTAGATACTTGATACTTGGGTCACTTCTATATTCCACAAATCTGATGGTATCATACCAATTATTCGGCTCATTCTTAATTAGCAGTTCTCCGTTACTGTAGTTTATAAAGTTGGTCTTACCATTGATGACTACTTGGTAATGGTTTGGAATGGGTGAAGTCTCGTATATTTTATCAAACCATTCGCTCCTAGGCTTGTCCCAAATGAACTTATCCTTTTTGGCATCATATAGGTTGAATTTCTCCCCATCTTCATTATAATATCTGATTACGAATAGCTCATCTTCATCATAACAAATTCTAATATAATTAGGCCATTCGCCGACTTCACCCTTTAATAGGTATTGACCTGACTTGTCTACTATGTTGGCTTTATACCCCCTATTTGAATCCTCCATTTGGCAGATGAAATAATTGCCTTCGTTGGATATGGCAAACGGCCAACTGTTGATTGGCGCATTCACCAAGAACGTGCCGTCATCCTTAAGTAAATTATACGAATCAATGAAACTACATTTATACTTAAAGCCATCAATGTCGTTTATGCGAGCAATGCTTTTGAAGAATGCCTTGCTAGCTAGTTTGCCGTTTTCGTCAATTATGTTGTAGAATTTTCCACTAGCATAAGACCCAACCTCTACGATATTGTCATTGGTGATTTCTACGTTGAACATCGACCCAAGCTCGGAGTTTCCATTTTCCATATAGTCATATATGACGTTTTCCATGTCATATATATTTCCTTGCTCGTTAAACCCATATAAGCGCCCGTCATCTAGTAAGGCGAAATACATATCAATATTCGGATTCGCATGTGTGATTTCACTTGCCCACCTAGGGAAAAGTAGTCGGTTCCTATAGTCTAGTAAGTTGGTCTTGGCATTGACGGATAACGACAAATATGAGTCAAATACGGCTCCTACTCTATCAACCCACATATTATTAGGCAAAACATTCTCACCGTCGTTGTCAATCAATGTGTATTTTTCGCCTTTTCCCCCAACGCGAGAGAATATCATCCCTAGGACATTATACTTTCGGCTTAGGCTCTTGAATCCGTCAAACCAAAAATTAGGATACACGAACTCATTTGGGTTTCTCTCGTCTATGAAGTTATACATGTCATCGATGGACACGAGCCATAGATATTTGCTGACTTTTTTAATATTTTCATCAGAAAAGACATCAATGAATGATTCTCCAGACTCCAATCTCTTCAAAACTTCGCTAACACTAGAATTGAATTCCTTGACAGACTCGTTCACGAACACATCGTCGAAACTGACTCCTACTATGCTTTCGATTGCATCCACACTCAATGCATTATCAGCGTCAAATCCACCATAGCTGAATAGTTTCATATTCCCCTGGTTATGATGGTTCCATCTGATGCAGCAATTGGTCATTTCTCCGCTCTCGTCAACGAAAACCCAAATCATAGACAATCCGTAATCGTCATATGGGGTATTCTTGCCTTCTTTCTCTTCTATGTCCTTCCAGCCGTCTTTCAAGCACACATATGCAGTATTGTTGCCGTTATCGG